TATGCTGATCTTCGCAATGCTGATCTTTGCAATGCTAATCTTCGCTATGCTTATCTTCGCTATGCTGATCTTGGCTATGCTGATCTTCGCAATGCTGATCTTTGCAATGCTGATCTTCGCTATGCTAATCTTTACAAGGCTGATCTTCGCAATGCTATTATTAATTGGCAAAGCCATGATTTACTTGCTGAAATTCTTAGACAAAACGCTACTTCTATTAAAGAATTTATGTTAGCAGGATTATTATTAAATAGGAGAGATTTATGTTGGAAAGGATTTTTCTCTTTATCAGAAAAAGATGAAATCTTTATTAAAGATAAGATATGGGTATCAAAGGTATTTAAGAAGTATGAAATAGAGGGGAATAAAATTCCCTTTGATGGAGAGTTTTGGAATGAAATGGTCTGATTATATTTTAGAAGTTCGTAAACGAGAAAGAGAACCATATGAATTAGTTAATTCTCTTATAGAAAGCTTATACGGTGGTTCAGTTGAAATAAATGTTCCTGTAACTCGTTGTCTTCATGCCACTATTGGATTAACTACTGAAATTGGAGAATGTTTTGAAGCATGGACTATTGCAGCAGCAGATAATCTTGGTAGATATGATCGTAAAAATCTAGAAGAAGAAATTGGTGATATTTTTTGGTATACTGGATTACTATTAGATGCCGCAGGGTTTCCACTTAAAGATTTACAAGAGTTTGATGATTCTTACTTAGAAGACTTTTTACCTGCGTGGAATAATTTACGCACTGATCTAGCACTACAATATGTATTAATTAATTGTACAAAGTTACTAGATATTGCTAAAAAGTATTTTGTTTATGGTAAGAAAGATGTATTTATTGGAGACGCTTTAGCTGGATTAACAGAAGCACATATTCATAATCTATATTTACTTTGTGCTTCCTTAAATCTTAATCCAGAAGAACTTAGACAAATGAATTGTAACAAATTACAAGCAAGATATGGCGATGGATTCAGCAATGATGCGGCGCTTAACAGGAACGTAGAAGCAGAACGTGCAGCAATGTTAGATGATATTGATGAAGCTAAAGAAATGACGGAATATCACAATGTCAACTGAAGTTTATAGAGAAAAGCTTGTTAAAGCGAAAAAAGATTACCGCTGTGAAGGATGTTGGTTTGGACCTAAATCAATTAAAGCAGGTGATCTATACTACGATACTTTTTGTGTATTTGATAGTGAAGCGCGGGGATATAAATTGTGTGTTCCGTGTAGAGATTATCTAAATTCAGATAGTCCTGCTGTTAAAGATATGTGTATAGACGGTTGGATACCTGGAGATTTGTTAGAAGGACGTAAAGAAGAAGGATTAGTATAGATGTCAACTGATTATATCGAAGATGAAGAGAAATCTTGGCAGGATGCTATGGATTTTATAATGTTTCATTATGAAGATGAAATACGTTGGGCAAAAAATGGTTTTAAGGATCATCCTGAATCTGGGTATGAACAAGGTTGGGATACAGGACACGCTGCTGCTATAATTAATGTGTTGGATTTATTAGATAGGAATATATGAAATTCATAATCGTATCAGACCTGCATTTATCATATTTGCAACCATTGAATCGTACAGATTGTTATTTTGAAACTTGTTTATCTGAATTAAGGCATATTTTTGAATATGCGCGAAAGAACAATATTCAGTATATTTTATGTACCGGCGACGTGCTAGATCGTCCTGAAGAACCTAATAGTTTACTTATTGAATTAATTAAATTATTTCAAGAATTTAGTGATATTGAATTTATAACTACGGTAGGCAATCATGACTGCCTCGGTAATTCTATTGATACTTATAAACTACATACATTAGGAATACTAGAGACTGCACTATCTAATTTTAGAATTCTTGTAGATAACCATTTTGATATTCATATAATTAAACAAGAAAAATTAAAAGTAATGCGTGTAAGAGGATTTTCTTATGGATTAGAGTGTACAGAACAATTATTAAAAGGAGAATATACCGATGTAAATAAACTTCAATTATATGATTTTGGAATTGCTTTGGTTCACGCACAAGTTGGCGCTAACGACTCTATGAATAGATGGCAAAGCATAGAATCACAAAAATGTGATTGGGGAGATATTACTGCATTCGGGGATATTCACGAACCTTTTTATACACATCAATTTAAAGATGGTCCTTTAGCGGTACATAGTGGTGCAATAGGCCGTAGAAAAATAAACGAAAAGGATATTAAACCAAAGTTTGCATTACTTGAAGTTAATGAAGATTTTACACATAATGTAGAATTTATTGAAATTCCAGATAATGCTAAGTTCGCAGAAAAACCACAACAAGAATTAAGCGATGAACATATTGCAGCCAATTTTATTACAGAATGGTCAAATATTCAAGCTAGTAAAGATGAAACTCCGCAAGAAAAGGTAGAACGAATCTCAAAAGCATGTTCTTATTCTGTAGATGCAACAAACCTTGTAATGGAAATTTTAGATCAAACACAAATAGGAAAAGATGTAGTATGATTATTGGAGAAGAAATGCGAATTATCACGTATGAAGAATACGCATTAGCCCTAGAACTTTTAGAAGATTATGACAATAGAAAGGTTAAACCACCTAAATACTTGTATAAAGCTATAGAAACTTTTGAAATGGATGTTATTATGAAAGATATTAATGAACCGGAAGGATAAAATATGTCAGATTTAGATAAACTTAAAACTAGATTTACACGAATTACTGTTCAAATCGAACAATTAGAAAAAGAAAAAGCAGAAGTAGAAGATAAGTTTCTTGCTATGGGCATTGAGTCTATAGAAGATGCTGAAAATTCATTGTCGCAAATTAGAGACAAACTCAAAGATTCAGAAGAAAAATATGAGAAATTATTTCAAGAAACCGAGTCTGCTATTTCCGAAATTGAGGAAAAATTAAAATGACAGCTAAACAGATATTAAAACTAATAGAAAGACCTAATGACGTAATTTCTAAAATTAATGAACTAGAGTTAGAGATTCAGTCTTTAATTAAAACTGTAAATTATTGGAAAAAGAATTATAATGAACTTTGGGCAGAGTTTGATGAACTAAGAGGATAAATGAAAGACCTACAAGGAAACTATTTATGTGATTTTTGCCACCAACGTATTCATGGAATTATTTGGATGGAAGAAAATGCAATGCGTACCTGTAATACGTGTCATGAAATTAGCAAAGAAGCAGAAGATAAAGAAACTAAAGATAGAGAATGGGAAGAAAATAAAACTCTAAAAAATATTCAGAAAATATATGAATAATAATAATATTCTTAAATCTAGATTTTCTCAAATAGAGGGGGCACATAAAACCACCCTCCGCAATATAACAGAGCTACGGACCAGCGTAGCACGGCTAGAACAGGACAAATTGCTAATACAGGAAGCGCAAGGATTAACTAAGAAGTGTTTAGATGCAGAAGCGGATATTCGTAAATATTTAGAGAATCTATTAACTGCTGCACTTCATGCTATTTTTGGTACACAATACTCATTTATCCTAGAGCCTAAAATTAAGGATGATATGGTTGTAGGACTTATTCCATTGGTGAAAGAAGGCGAATATATTCTGAATGTTAAACAAATTGGGGCGGGTATGAAATTTGTAATTTCGTATGTAATACGTTTAGTTTTCTTATTATTTACAAAAGCGCAAACTAATGTGCAGATTTTAGATGAACAAGGAACAAACCTATCTCCCGATAAATTCAATATTTTATTAGACTTTATTCGCGATATTCAAAAGTCTATTCCTTATCAAGCTATATGGATTACCCATGTTGAAGCGTCATTTGATGATGAAATAGTGCTAATTAGACGTGGAGGATATACCTGTATTGCTTAAATATTACCGAACAGGAATATTTTAATAAAAAGTATAGATATACACATGAATATTACCGAACGGGAACAAATATGGCCTAAATGTAATGGTGCTGGCAAAAGACTTATTCCGCATGAATTAGTTACTCCTATTTTTGAAGGAACTTGTATACACAAAGTAAAAGAACCTGGATTAAAATATGGTGCTTGGAATGAAAAGTATAAAGGATGGGAAATCAAATACTTTACTACACACCTAACTAGCATTGAACCTTGTACCTGTAATGTGGTATACTTAGAAAAATGACTACTGAAGCAGAATTTTTAGAAGTTATTACAAAGGGGTATCTTTTAAGAATACTACAAAAATGTAAAGTATATGTAGATAGGGAAGCTTTAACCTGTCCTAATGCATATATTACATTTGATAAACAGTCACAATGGGTAAAAGATACTCTTAATTTAAAACAGGAATTAGATAAAATATTAGATGGCATCAAAACAACCAAAGACGGTTAAAAATCCACCCGGAAAGCGGGCGGTATTACCCGTAAAACAGGTGAAAAAGCGTAAGGTTAGTTTTTCTGGTGCGCGTGTTAAAGGTGCTAATTTTGAAAAAGAAGTAGTACAAATATTTGAAGAAAACGGAATTCCTTCCCAACGTGTAATAGGAAGTGGTGCTTTTAGCAATGCTTCTTCTGATATTAAAATTGGAGTAGATTTAGATGAAGAAGGAAATTACCTTCCAGCAGATGAAGGACGTAATTGGTTTAGAATAGAAGCTAAAAACCATGCCAATACTCCAGAATGGGTATTTGAATCATTATCTAGAATTGGTCCTGAAGCATTTTGGAAGCATTTAGAACAAGATGTTTGCTCAAAAGCAGTAATGTTACGTCGTGCAAAAGTTCCTAATGGCGCTGTTAAAGATAAAGATTATGGAAAATATGTAGGAGTGTTTATGAATATTACAGATTTTATAAAGATGGTGAAACTTGCTTATAGATAAATATACATATAAAGATGCTTTTTTTGATATTTTATTAACTGATAAATTTCCAAAAGAACGTCAAGAAATGCTTGATTTAGTAAGTAATTGTAAGGTTTATAAATTTGCCGTAGGGGAACCTTTGTATGAAGAAACTATAAAGTGTAATAGAGATTTTTATAATGACTGCACCTAACGGATATAAACTAGCTAAAGAAAAATATTTATCTTATAGTTTACAAGATGATATACCACCATCTTTTTCTAATTTAGCAGATGAATTTGGAATAGATGAACAGATTCTTGCTAAACATGCGCTAGAAGATGGATGGTTACAATTACGTAGAATCAGACAACAAGAATTTCAGAAGCAGCTTTTGAAGTTTGATTCCCGCAATTTAAGTAAACAAGCTAAAGATTTATCTACAATTAGAATTAATCTATTTAATAATGAAATAGAACTTGTACAAACACAGTTCGCTAAACTTGTTAAATATATTGATGATATGATTGATAATGGTGATCTTGGACCTAAAGAAGCATTATCTTATTTAAAAATGATTATGGAGAAATCTTCTGAGATTCAAAATATTATTGATCGTAAACATGCTTCTATTAAGGAAGAGGGTGCTGTAGACTTTAGTTCACTGTTACAAGAAATGGGCACTAAACAAAAACTAATTGAGATTTTGAAAGATGAAGATGATCCTTATAAAAATGAACGGGAATTAATTTTTGCACAAGAGGAATAGTAATTAGTAACATAATCCTATCACCAGATAAGCAAATACTTCAAGCAGTTAAAAAAGAGCAAGAACAGCTTTTAATAGAATCTGCTTGGGAAAATTCTGCGTTTATGGGTAGAGAGCAAAAAGATGCTTATATTCATAAACTACGTCAGGGAATTTTATTGGGGGATGCTCCAAAGACGAAGGGAGAGCTATGGCATTGCATTAAATCAGTATTTGGAATTTCAATACCTTATGCCACAACACTAGAACCTACAGACGAACATCCTTGGTGTTCACCTTTAGATTGGATGTGGAACGTGTTTTCGGGTAAATGGGAATATAGTTTAGCATATGCGAATCGTGCTAGTGGCAAAACCTATTATATGGCAATGTTAGATTTTCTATTTGCTACATATAATCCAAGATTAGAAATTGTTCATTGTGGCGGGGTAAAAGTACAGGCACAAGTTACGCAAAAATATTTAGCACAGTTTTCAACTGATTCTATTATTGGCGCTGTTTTAGATAAAAAAAATGTAACTAAGCTTCGTGCTGAATGGATGAATAATTCTACATGGCAGATTATCACAGGACGATACGCCTCCATAAGTGGTCAGCATCCACATGTACTTTCATTAGATGAAATTATGTTATGGGATAGTATAGAATCCTTACAACAAAGTTTTAAAGTACCTATTCCTTATAATAATAGGCCGGGACAATTATTTGCAGCAAGTACAAATCAAAGATCATTTGGTTGTATGGCGTGGTTATTAGATAATGCTAAAGAAAGAGGATTCCATGTAGCAAAATGGAATGCGCTAGATTCTATGCAACCATGTAAAACTTGTGTAGCATTAGATGAACATCCTAACGGTTCAGATAAAGATAGAGAAAAATCTTGTTTATTGTGGTCTGTTTGTCATGGAAAACGTGGAATAAAATCACGCGGATGGCAGAGTCGTGAGGAAGTGATAAAGGACGTGGTAAAACTAGGAGGAATTGATTCTAACGAAGTAAGAACCCAAATCCTATGCGAACGTCCATCAACGACCGGAACAGTTCTAAATAATTTTGTACACGAATATAAATTTGTAGGAGGTAATTATTGTAATGTAACCTATGATTCAGAACATACACTTCCTTTTTATGTAGGATATGATCCTAGTGCTGGAAAAATTTCTGTATTACAATTTTGGCATGTATGGCGTGGACAAAGTTTTATGTTTGATGAATTAATTCAAGATGATTGCCCTGATGCTACATCCGCTAAAGTTAAATTTTATGAATATTGTAAAGAAAAAAAATATGCTGATCCTCTAGCTGTAATTGTTGATCCTCGCCGTACCGATGCTATATATCAATGGAGACAAGGAACCGCAGAAGGTGAAGGAATTAATCATAGTTATAATGCTATAGCACCAAATATTGATGAAACATCGGGGGGGCAGGTAATTACAGAAGGACTACTAGAATTGAGAACTAGCATTTGTAATGGGGCTAATCAGAAAAATGTATTTATTAATCCCGATAGTTGTCCTAGAACAGTGTATGCTGTAAAACAACACCACTATCCCACAGATAACGCAAACAATATTATTAGTACAAATCCAGCACCAGAATATAAAGATGAAATTGATGCTATGAGATATTTTATTAGATATGTAAACACAGTCCTATTTCCTAGAAGTGCCGGTATCATGCTTGGATAAATAGTATATGGCTATTGTAATATCAAAATACAGAAAACCTAGAAATTGCCCCAATAGAGGGATATATTTAATTAGATCATTGTGCAATAATAGATATTATATAGGATCATCTAACACTATCGCACAGAGAAGAGGTACACACTTAACGGCTTTAAGGGCGAATACACATAAAAATATTCATTTACAAAGAATATATAATAAATACGGGGAGGATAATTTAATATTTGAAATTATATTATATTGTGAAAAAGATTTTGGAATAGAAATGGAAGGAAAACTAATTCGTTTTTGTAAACAACAAGATAAAAATAATTGTATAAATATCTCTTTAGACCCGGTAAATCATACCGTATCTGAAGAGACGCGAAAGAAAATGAGTGATGCTCAAAAAGGAAAAAAGCGATCCCCAGAGGCGATAGAACGAATACGACAGACACAATTAAATAGGCCCCGCATTCAATAGAAACGCGAGAGAAATTGTCTGTTGCGTTAAAAGCAATTCCCCGCAACCCAAACTCTTTGGAGGCGTTGAGATTATCACAACAAAACTGTGCTAAACCATTTTTACTAGTAGACCCGGAAGGATGCATACATCAGGGAATAAATCTTAATAAATTTGCAGAAGAACATAATTTAATTCGTACAAACTTACGTAAAGTTATGGTAGGAGAACGAAAATCGTGTTGTGGTTGGACACGGTATATTCCAGAACCGGAAGAAAATATATTTATTTTATATACTTCTGAAATAACATGAAAATTACCGAAGCAAACAAATATTTAAAAAACAAAGCAAAACTCAAAGAAATAATCTTAACTCAAGTTATTGAGTCTTCCGCTATGGAAGGAGTCTACATCACGCGCGAACAGCTACTTGACACCACACGCAAGAGTAGGGTATACTCGGTAGAGTGCGTGGGTGAATAGCGTGTCTATCATGGCTTCCTACTCTAGCAGGTAACGTAGGCTAGAGCCCGTACATAATTTTTTCTAAGGAGGAAAAAATGAAAATTGTAATTAATGTTTGTTACGGAGGATTCTCCCTATCATGGGAAGCGGTTAAAAGATTAGCCGAATTGAATAATCGTGAATTCTACCTATTTGAATCAGAAGGGTTTAGTAAGGAAAGAGAGTATACACCCGTATCTGAAAACTATGATAAAAATAGTTGGACTTTAACTGCCTTTGATATTCCAAACCCTAATGAAGTAATTGGTGTATGGCCTGATAATGGAACTATTGAAGAAAAAAGGGCACATAATGCTCTTTATAATTCACATAGCTTTGATGTATGTCCAACTGATAGGACTGATCCACTACTAATTCAAGTTGTAGAGGAATTAGGTGATAAAGCTAATGGTAGTTGTGCTGAACTTAAAGTTATTGAAATTCCAGACGATGTAGATTATGAAATCGAAGAGTATAATGGTCAAGAATGGGTAGCTGAAAAGCACAGAACTTGGAGCTATTAAAATGAAATTTAGAATCACAGAAACTAGAACTATATATGACGAAAATTATGAACATATTCTTCCTCCTTGTAAAGAAGCAAAGAAAGAGGGATGTTGGGTATATGTAGATAGGCGTACATGTAAAACTCCAGAAGAATTTAACAAAAAGTTTGGTCCTAGAGAAATTTGGGAAGAAAAAGGCACCAATCATAGAATCATAGGTAAAAGTAAGGATCAAATGATTGCTAGAGATTTTATTTTAACTGAATCTGAAATTTATTATACGATTGAACTAAATACATTGGAAGAATTATTGAAGTTTAGCAATAATTATGGTAATTTAGTTTTTGGAAGTGGATATTTTAGTAATGAAGAAAATCCTCCTAATGCACATGAATATATGCCGTGGATTGAAATTTACAACGATTATAGGGAGTAATTAAAAATGAAAATTTACAATAGATTCGATTCAACAAAAGTAGTATTAGATTATCCTAGCGATAGTTTAGTTAGTGCTAATCTTTGCAATGCTGATCTTAACTATGCTAATCTTTACAATGCTGATCTTCGCTATGCTAATCTTTACAATGCTGATCTTAGCTATGCTTATCTTTACAATGCTGATCTTCGCAATGCTAATCTTTGCAATGCTGATCTTAGCTATGCTGATCTTTACAAT